GGAGTGAAACGGAGGCTCACGGCCTTCAAGAGGAAGCCGCAGCCGAATAGCTTTTATTCTCCGCGAAGCAACACGAAACGCGCGTGACGGTGACGCGAACAGCTTCCGGATTCGCGGAGAAAAGCCCAAGCCGGAAGCTGTGCCGACACAAACCGGGCCGGGCCGGTGATTATCACTGTCTCCCGGCAAAAACAAATTGGACAGCCGACACCGCAACCATCCGAGGCCGGAGTATGTTATTTCAAAACGAAAAGGAATTCATACCGCATGAAAATCTCCATTGAAAAATTCTCCGGGCTGGCGCCGCGATATTCGCCGGAACTGTTGAACAATGAATTTGCCGTGGTCGCGGAAAATCTCTCCATCAAATCCGGCAAGATTCATCCAGAACGGAAATTCCATTTCAGCAAGCCGGACCGCGATTACGTCCCCGGACAGATCAACGACGACCAGTACAACCGCATCTATTCGATTGATGCGGAACGCAATCTGGTTGTGCACGGCTTTTTCCCGGACGGCAGCGGAGAGATTTCAGACAAGATTTCCGAACGTTCCGCCGATATGCCGCATCCGGAAGCGCCCGTATTGACGCTGCGGGAAAGCAAGGTCTTTTCCGATATCCTCGGCGACGGCGAAGGCACGATGTATTTTCAATATGGCTCCAAGCTGGCGGCGGGGGACGACGAAGGGAGGCGGCTTTTGTATGCCGAGCGCATTCTCCCGCCGCTGACCGGCTGGAAGGACACGCAGAACGGATGGAGCCGCGATTATTCATTCCGCAATAAAAATATCACCGAATGGGGGCTGAACGGCGCCGGGCCGTTCTATGAAGTCAACTCCTGCTCCTATGTAATGAATAACGGGGGAATGCTGGTATTCAACGGCATTGAATACAGTACGCAGATCAATTCCCGGTCCGTGACCAACCACCGCGGCGAAGAGGTGGGGACCGCCCGTTTCTATCACCGCGACATCGCCGTCGAAAAACAGGCGACCAGTCCCGGAATCGAAACGTGGTTCGACAGCGTTCTAAACGGAAAAGAAGAAGGTGAGGGTGAAACGACCGGCGGACGCTATTCCGGTACCGCAGTCGTCTATCCTGCCAAGGATTTGCGCATGTTCGTCGAAGTGAATTACATCGACATTACCCGCAATTTCTATTACGTCGCCCGGTTTGTGGACGATTCCGGAGCCGAAGGGCCGCCCTCCGAACTGTCGGAACTCATGGAGCGCAAACCGGATGAACGGCTGAATATCACCGTCAGCTTTGACGCTTCGGTCGCTGCATCCTACCGGATGAAGAAAATACGGCTCTACCGGTCCGCCGGAGGCACTGACAGCAGCGATTATTTTTACCTGGGAGAGCGGGAAATCACCGCCGGAGCAAGTTCCGTCGTTTTTCAGGACGATATGCCGGATTCCGAACTCTCCGAGCCGATGCCGGAATACGGCAACCCGCCGAAACTGGACGGCATCGCCGCTCTGACCGGCGGATTCATGGCCGGATTCGAGGGGAAAAACATCTGGTTTTCCGAACCGTACCTGCCGCATGTGTGGCCGAGCAAATACAACCAGTCCGTACAATTCGACGTGGTCGGGATAGCGGTGCGCAGCAATTACCTCTATGTGATGACCAAAGGGCAGCTTTACGCATTCGTCGGAGACGCTCCGGAACAGATGACGCCGCTGACGCTGCGGTTTGACATGCCGTGCATCTCGCGCACTTCCATCGCGTATGTTTCCGGCTCCATCGTCTACGCCGGGACGACCGGACTGGTGGTGATCTCCAATGAGGGGCCGCGCATATTTTCCAACGCCTACTTTACGACCGAACAGTACAAGGCACTCGGCTTTGAAAATTGTCTGGCCGCCGGTGAGTACGACGGAAAATATTTCGCCGTCTTTGAAAAGGAAACGCTGCTCTTCGATTTTGTCGAAAATACCTTGACCACATTGAATCAGGCCGGGGTCGAGCTGTTGGAGTATCGGGCCGACGACGGCAGTTGGCCGCAGAAGGAATTTTTAAATTCTCCTTACGGCAGTGTACTGGTTGAGCAGATATTCGAGCAGGAGCCGGAAGAAGAGAAGCAAGCCGCGCCGGAAGAAACCGGACCGGAGGAACTGACTGCCCGGTGGCACAGTAAAACCTATGTTTTCCCGCGCCCGGTGGCGTTTTCCACGGTCCGCATCCGCAGTTACGGCGAAGCGGAGCACAGCGTCATCCTGCGGCTGTTCGCCGAAAACGTGATGGTGAAAGAACTGAAAATCAAGCCGGGCAAGGCGGTTCGGCTGCCGCTCCTGCGCCGGGAACGGCGCTGGTCGTTCGAGCTGGAAACCGATTGCGATCTGGAAGCGTTTGAAATCGCCGAATCGATGGCGGAGCTGTAAGGAGGCGTCATGTACCCGGGCAACAAATCCCAGATGCGCAAAAACGCCGGTCTGCCGGATACCGGAAGCGTTTCCGACCCGAGCCTCCGGCTGTTCCTGGACCGGATCAGGCAGCGGTTTACGGAGATGGAAAACAAGCTGGCCTATTATGAGTCAGATGCTTTCATTCAGAAAATGGTATCGGCGATTCTCAATTCTCAAAACTTCCAGACGCAGCTCAAACAGGTCATAAACAATACGACCATTGAAAACGAGAACAACGTCAGCGGCTCCGGAAACAAAAATCGCGGCAGTTTGAATATCTACATCGATTCTTCGCTGTCCGCCCTGATCGGAGTCCGCAATAACGGGACCAGCGCAACACTGTTTGCCAATGCCCCCGCCGATGAAGAGAAAGTCGGCGTATTGGGCGGCTCCGGCGGCTCCGTACACTGGCTCGAAACCGATGAATGCTGAGGCGGAAACATGGCCGAAGAAAAAAAAGCATGGAAAAAAGACGGCGGAAAGAAGATCATCGTCAACAAGGGGGAGAACGGCGCTACCCGCGTGGTTCTGTGTGACAGTTGCCCGTGCAAGGAGTACCTGATCGTCGTGCGGTGTGATCTCTCCTGGGAGGGGCCGCCGGAATGCTCCTGCAATCCGGTTGACGTATTCCGGTATAAAATCTCCATCATACGGGGTGGACGGGACCCGGATACCGGCCGCATAATGATCTATCCGCCGGAAGGCGGGCCGTATTTGCTCGGACAGACCATCGATGACGAGGCGTATGGTCATGTCTACCACGCAATTGATTCCAGCGACGAGAGTCCCCATCTCGATTCCTACGAGAATATCGTAAAAAGGATGACGAAAGTAGCGATTCCACCCGGCATGGAGTATGATACCCGCTATCCGGCCTACTACACCTATTGGGGGCAGCGCGGGATTGAAGCGTGTCCTTGTCCCTGTAAATATGCAAAAGTTCTCGCCTGCGGAGTGCTGGAGGACGGCACCAGCGAGAATATTCCGTATGGTATCCTGAACTGGAATACTCAGGTCTATACCGTCCGGGTGTCGGAATGGAATGAGTCCGTATGGCTGGAAAACCCGTTCTACGGCAGTTACAAGAAAGCGCCGACCGGAACCGGCGTGGTGCGCAAATGGCTGAAGGATTGCTCCAGCTACCCGGCGGAAGAAGTGTACGGCTCCGACTATCTCTACAACGACCGCCTTTCCAGCGAACACAAACGGCAGTCGATCAAGGTCGTCCAGCTTTCCGAAATCTTTGAAACAAGCAGTGAAGCCTCCGGCTGGGGCAGCGAATGGAGCATGCACCAATGGGCAATGCTGATTTGCGCGACCTGCGAATGCCGCTGCATGGGAAGAGGGCTGAGGTGCGTTCCCGCCGGATACCGGGTCAGCATGAGTTACGAGGCGACCATTACGAGTTCGTCCGACTATGACGGCAATAAATACACCGTTACAACAACCTATAAGGGACATAGCGCAGCGACCATTCAGAAATATATCCATCCGGACATCGGCGACTGCGACGTTCACGGGGGGAACATCTACGTAGGATTTCCGCATTATCTGGAGGACGGCTCCGCCGGATTCCCGGTGGAGGTTACGGAAAAGACACAATCCTCCGATGGTTCCGACAGCAATTCATGGATGGAAACACCCAATTGGGTAAGCGTCGATTTCGGAGCTACCGCCGATTGCGGGAAGTGGCTTCCGGCTTTCCCGAGTGAGCTGCCGGGACTTTCCGCACTTAATCATTATAACGGATGGCCTAAGAATAAGAATCCGTTTCAACAGGACGGCAACGCAAAAGAGCCGTATGATTACACCAGCTACTGGGATTTGCCGGATTACGACAAGGATCACCCGTGGCCGCACGGAAGCTGGGATATGAATTACAACGAAACGGAAACCACCTCTTCCGATATGGGGAACGGCAGTACATACAAATCGACCGTCAAAGTGGAAGCAAAACTGCATGTATCCGTTTCTGTGTATTTCGATGAGGATTATCCGGGAACTCCCCCCGCTTCCGCCGCCGGGTGCAGCGCCGGAGCGGCCGCCGTCGCCGCTCCGTTTCTGATATCGGCCAACTACCGCAAATTCTACAACCAGCTTTCGGAGGATCTCAAATGAGCTGTTCCTGTTCGCGCACACATCGGGTAAAGCCGTATGAAACTTGCATTTTCTGCGCCCATAAGCATATCGCCGCCGGGCTGGCGCTGCGGGATGAATCCAGCTTGGTTGGGCAACTGATTCTGGCGAGCTGGCATTACCGGGATGATTTCCCGGAGATAGAAGCGGCCTGCATCGAATGCGCGGAGCGGATCGAACGCGCGGAGCCGTACCGCGATTCGCTGGCCGCCCTCTGCATCCGGGCGTGGCAAATGGTATTGGACAATCAGGAGAGCAAGGCCGTCTATGCCGCCAAAAGTGCCGATGATCCGATGCCGTTCGCTCCGGATGCGGTCGCGGCGCACCGGGCCGTCGCCGCAGCCAACGCTCTGCACCATGAGCTGAATTACCGTGACATCAATGCCAGTGTAACCATTGGTCAACTGATCATCGCCGCCTGGCATTTCGACGAAGGACATCACGAGCTGGCAGTGAAGTGCCGGGAATGCTGGCAGAAGATCGAACGGCTGAAATCCTGCCGGGAAGAACTCGAAGCGTTGCAGCGTGCCGCGTGGGAAGCGGTGAAAATAAAATGGACAACCGGCGACACAAAACGGTGATTCGGACATATCTTATTCCCAAAAAGGAGGCAGGAACATGGCATATTTCGCGGACTATTCCAGAGTAAACTCCGCCGTCAACGGACAGGCGGGGTATGCCGGACGGCTCAGCGGGCTTTCCGGCACGTTCTCCGGCAATATGAACCGGTTGAACGGTATCGCATTCGACAATCTCGAAAAGTACGGCACCGTCAGTGAAAACGATATGGTCGATCAGGCCGTAACCGACACCACCCTTTCGTATCAGAAAGCCTACGATACGAATCTGCGCAATATGGAGCGCATGGGGATCAACCCGAACTCCGGGCGGTTTCAGGGGATGAATCAGCAGTATGACCTTGCCCGCGCCGCCGCCGAAGCCGGAGCGCGCAACCAAGCGCGGCTCAGCGCCCGCGAGCAGAACTATATGCGCGGTTTGCAGATCGGCGGGCTGGGCGCACAATACGGGCAAATGGCGCTCGGCGCCGCTTCCGCCGCTGCAAGCGCGTATGACGCTTATGTCGGCAGCCGGGCTTCGCTGGCGGATTCGATGGAACTGGCCGATTACCGCAGGAATGGCGGCAACGGCGGCGGCTACGGATATACCCGGACCGGCACGGACAACAGCGGATACAGCGCCGTCGAAAATCGCAACAGCTTTCTGACCAACAACAGCAGTTGGAAGCCCAGCGGCAGCCAGTGGCAGCAGAACGGCGGAACCGCAAAGGTATTCAAAACGCCGACCAGCAACTACGGACGCGCCGGATGGCGGCAGATGGATTACAGGCAGTTGGGATATTGAAAACCGGAGGTGAAACATGGCGCATTTTTTAATCGGCGGTGCGGCGGCGCAATTGGAGGCCCGCGACCGGGACCGCGCATTGCAGCAGTATCAGTATGAACGCAATATGGACCGGTTGCTTGCTAATGACGCATATGCCCGGCAAATGGGCGAAGAACGGTGGAACTACAGCCGTATGGACAACGACCGGCAATACCGGTTCAACCGGGACAAATTCAACTGGGCCAGGCAGGACGCCGACCGCTCGTATACCCTGAATAAACGGAACATGGATTTCAATTATGAGCGAGGGGTCAAACTGGATGCGCGCGAGGATGCCGACCGGTGGGCGCTCGGCCTGAACCGGGGCGAATATCAGCGGGCGCTCGCGGTGACGGATGGGACCGCACAGCCTTATTATCCTGAAAATGCGATCAATCCGTATCAGCGCGAGGCGGTGCGGTTGCGCCGGGCGGGCGAGGAACAGGCGGCCGCAAAGCAGCGGCAGGAACAGGATAAGGCTGAGCGAAAGTATGCGATGGACCGGCAGGGGAAAATGGAAGACGCCAGAATCGATATGTGGAAGAATGACCGCAAATACGCCAGCAATCAGGGAAGCGCCAGGGCCGCCGCCTACAAGGTCAGTCAGGCTTTTAATTTGCCGACTACGTACAATGTTGACGGCTCCGAAAATACCGAACTTCTTGATATGGTGGCCCGGGCTGCGTATGAGCGGGCTTCCAGAAACAATATCCCGCTGGAAGATGCGGCATTCGAGGTCATGCAGGGCATGGGGCTGAAATTTAAACCGGAGTTTCTGGAATTACAGCGGGAGGCTCAGCAGCGAAGCGGATGGGCCAGAATCAAACAAAACTGGTAACATTTTCATATTCAGGTAACGGATAATGGCAGATCACACTTACAATCCCGATGGAATCTATCTTGAAAACTGGCTGAACCGGAATCGCGCCGAACGGTATGAAGCCCCGCAGGACCTTGACTTGAAGCATCAGCAGATGGCGCAAGTCGGCCTTGCCACCGATTATATGAAGCAGCAGCTCGCAGAAAATCCGGAGTATGATTCCAACGGGAATTATACCGGCGAAGATGGTGTGTGGGTCAGGAAAGCCGATATGCTCAAGGCGTTTGATCCGAATGGAGAATTGTCGAAAAAGCTCAATGCACCCATCGAGCAGAACCTGTATGAAAAAAGTTCCGGGGAGCCGAGGGGATTTTTTGAAAATATCGACGAATCATTCCGACGCGGCGTTGAAAGAGCCGGTGTGCCGCTGCTGGAAGTGCCGCGTATTCTCGGCATCGACGCCGAAATGGGCGGTGTGCCGTTGAGCGATTACTCCCGGATTTATCACCGTTATCTGGATGAACGGGAGGCCGAAGATCCGGTAAAGGGGGACAATTGGTTCAGCAACAGCATTCACGGCGCTGTCGGCATGTTGCCGGAAATGACGACCGGCATTCTGGCGAATATGCTCGCTCCCGGAGGTGGCCTTGCCTATTGGTCCACTCAGGGGGCGGGCGATGTATATGACGAAATGGAACAGGCCGGGGTGTCGCGTGAGGTCGCCATCCCCGCCAGTGTTCTGGGCGGTGCGGTTTACGGAGCGATCGAGAATTTGCAGATCGCCAAACTCCCCGGAATCGGTCCCGCAATTCAAAAATTGAAATCCTCGGTTACGAAACGGATTATCGGAGAAACCGCCAAATCCGGATTGCTGAACCGCTTCGCCAATTCTGCCTTGAAATACGCTTCCGGGGATGCCGTGGACACTTTGGCAAATCAGGCTTACCGCTGGGGAGCCGGGAAAGCGGGGAAGCTGGGGGGCCGGTTGGCGTTTGGCGGCGCGAAAACGGTTGGCGGAGCCACGTTTGAATCTTTGCAGGAGTTGAATCAGGAATTAACCCTGGTTGCAACCCGAAATATCGCGTATGCGCTCAACGATGCGCTCAAGGGAACCGACCTTGCCGGGCAAATCGACATTGCCGAAGATGCCAAACGCATTGCGGGCGCCTTTACGGAATCTTTCGGGCCGATGCTGCTGATTTCGGCGGCCGGTATGGGAAGTGGGGCCGCCCGTCGCGCGCTGCGCAGAAACATGGCGGAATTCGGTGGCGATGTCGAATCCCCCGCAACGGAAGAGAATATCTCTGCTTCTGAAAGCCTTCCGGGTTCGGCGGCGTTGCAGGATATCGCCGCCAGCCGGGAGGCCGGGACGATCATGCCGGAAATGGCGGGTGAACCGGCTTCCGGTCAAGCGCCGGAAACCGAAAATACCTATACGCGCACCATTCACCCGGAAACCGTCGTGATGCCGGATGGTTCGGTCAACGTCGATCTCGGAGCGGAGGCTGGCAATATCCCGGAACAGGTCGGGAACGCATGGAATCAGGCCACGGCGGCGGAGCTGGAAGCCAAAGCTGATGAGTTTGCGATTCCCGGTTGGGAAAACATGCCGGAAAGCACGTTGCGCAATGAAATCATCCAGCGGGAAGCCGCCCGGTCCATGATGGATTCCGGCATGATCTCATACGAGCGTCGCCAACCGGAAGCGGAAAACGTTTATGAACGCATTCCGCAGGCCGTCGCCCCGGCGGGAGAACTTGCCGTGGAAAACGGACAGGCACGGACGGGCACGGAAGGCACGGACGAGCGCGGACAGGATACGGAGGGGGAAGGCCGTAGCGCCTCCGTGCCGACCGTGAATGTCCGTGAAACGTCCGTGCAGATGGGGGCTGAAGAATCCGGTCAGCCGCTCACCATCGAAGCGATCAATGCCAATCTGCGGTTCCGGCAGGATCAGAAAGCCGCCGATGCTCTCGGCAGGGCCATCGGCGGAGTACGGCTCGCGGTTGTCGATCCCCGGAAACAGGTCACGCCAGACCCGGAAAAACGGGCCGGAATGGCGTTGATCGAACGCCTCGGACGGCTTTTCAAGACCAGACCGGTATTGGTGACCGGCAATTCTCCGACCGGATTCGACGGCGCGGTTTACAAAAATCGGGTGTTTATCGATGTGAACTCCCGTTCGTTGCCGGAACAGGCTTTGCTGACCTGCAACCATGAAATCGTTCACGAGCTGAAAACGCAATTCCCGGAGGCCTATCGCAGACTGCGCGGTCAACTGGAGGAACTGGTCGAGGACCGGGACGCATACCATGAACGCCTGGAGCGTTACCGCCGGGAACGTCTGGAATTCAACCGGGAAAATCCGCAGCGCAAGGCCAAAGCGAATCTCACCAGCGCCGCCATGCGGGAAGAATTTGACGCGGATTTCATCGGCGAAGAGATGGCAAAGCCGACTTTCTGGAAGAAACTCTCCGACCGGGATTTGCCGCTGGCAAAGAAAATGCTCGCCATGCTGGAGGATATTTACCGGCGTTTCATCGGCAGTTTCAGAGGTGAGAACCGCAGTGAAGCCGACCGGATTTTTGGAAGCAATCTCGAACGGGCCATTGATGCGGCGCGGGAGTTCGTCGCCCAAAGTCAGCAAAAGACGCAAGCCAGCGCCGGTGAAGGGAAAGCTGGGCGGGCGCTTTTTACGCAGGCGGAATTGGAACGGTTTGACCAGGCCGGAATCAACGTCTCCAAAGTGAAGCCGCAATATCGGGCCGAGGCGCTTCAACAACTGGAAGCCAGCGAACAGAACCGGCGGGAATTGGACAGTCCGCAGTATAATGAACTGGTAAGAGCGCGTAAGAAGTGGGTTGCGGATCAGCAAAAGAAACCGGATGCGGCAGTGCCGTATCCGACGCTGGAAACGGTTGCCGCTGAAAACGGCCCCCAACCGGAAAAGCAAACGCCAGACGCCGGGAATATCTATATGCGGATGCCGTTGGAGCGCGTCAGGAAAGATGCGGCCAATGGCGTGAAACTCGCGCTGGAGGCTTTGAAAGAGCGGGAACCCGAAAGACGGAAAACTGATGAGGCATCGCCAATCCAACGGTTACGCTCCGAAGAGCCTGGCCCCCATGACAATACCTCTGCACCCAATATAACCGGTTCCGGTGAAAAAGCAAGGCCGCGCAATCTTTTCCAGAAAGCAGAACAGCATCAACTGCGGATCGAAAGGATCAATGAACTGGCAGGAAGAGCCGCAGAGAAAAACCGGGGATTTACTTTTGATCCCGGCACTGATCTGGCGAGCGGTATCGAACCGGATATTCAGAATCCCGATACGGTTATGAAGCTCGGATTGCGCGCCGGAGATCGTTTTTCCACGCCTGAACGCCGGTATGAAGTGCTTGAAAACAACTATCTGAAAAACGGCAAAATCCGGGTAAGAATCAACGGCGTTCCGCAGACGTTCACTCTTGTCACGCAGGAAAAGAATGCCACAAGGAAAAAACAGTACCGGGAATTGCGGCAGGCCGTTGAGGACGGCCTGAGCGAAGAACTGGCGCGCGGCGGCAATCAGGAGCAGACACCGCTTTTGGATATTGCAGAACGCATGTGGCGCGATTTGGCAGAAAATGAGTTGCCACAGCAGACGATTGCCGAGGCAAACACGGAGATTCCTGCGGAAAAAGTGGAAACGCCCGTTGAAAATCCGCCGGAAAACGCTAAAGTAAACACGGACGGAAACAACCGACAGGAGCAGGAAAATGACGCAGACGGAAAAAATCGAAATGGCGCTGGAAGGGCAGTACGGAATCGCCCGCGCCCAGTTTCTGAAGGATTACCACAAGGAGTATCTGATTCAGCTGCTGGAAACGAAGAAGCTGGCGGATCACATGATCGACACGGAGAACCGGGCGCTGGATCTGAAAGCGGAATACGAGAACCTGCCGCCGGGCGGGGCCGAGGAGATCATTCAGGAAACTCTGATCGCGCCGACCGGGGACGGGGAGGAAGCGACGTACACGCTGCCGGAAATGAAACACCTTCGGGAGCTGTGGAGGGAGAACTTTCCGGAGTACGAACTGGACGACTTCCTCAACTGACCAACCATCGCATCGCCCCGGAGGATGTACTGATTCCGGGCGGTGACGTCAGCAAGACCAAAGCGAATATCGCCGCAATCAAACTCCTGAAAGAGCTGGAGCGCGACGACCGCGAGGCCACCCCGGAAGAGAAGAAGATTCTCGCACAGTATGTCGGATGGGGCGGCCTGCCCAATGTATTCAAGCCGGAAGACCGTTTCCATCAGCAGATTTCGGAGTTGCTCACACCGGAAGAGCTGGCGGCGGCCAGAGCAAGCACCATCAATGCGCACTATACGGAGCGTTCGGTCATTTCCTCCATGTGGAAACTGGCGGAGCGCCTCGGCTTTCGCGGCGGGAAAGTCGGAGAGTTCGGCGCTGGCGTGGGGCATTTCCTCGGACTGATCCCGGATTCGCTGGCGGATCAGACGAAATTCCGCGCGGTGGAACTGGATTCCGTATCCGGTCGCATTCTGCAAAAACTCTATCCCGCCGCGAATGTGACGGTCGGCGGTCTGGAAAAGACCAGAATCGCCAACAATTCGCTGGATATGGTGATCGGAAACTTTCCGTTCGGCCAGAACGGCCCGTATGATTCCCGCTATCCGCGTCTGAGCTTGCACAACTATTTCTTCGCCCGCGCCATCGACGCGGTAAAACCCGGCGGCCTGATCGTCGCGGTGACGAGCAACAGCACACTGGACAATGCCGCTTCCCGAAAGGCGCGGGAGTGGATGGCAGAACGGGCCGATCTGGTCGGAGCAATCCGGCTGCCGGACAATGCGTTTCTGAAAAACGCCGGAACGCAGGTGGTGACCGATATCGTGATCCTCCGTAAAAAGGGGAACGGCGATTTTACCGGAGAATCGTTCCGGGATACGGTCAGCGTTCCGACCGGCGATAACTCCGGCGATATCGAAATCAATGAATATTACGCCCGGAACCCGGAAATGCTGCTCGGCACCTTGTCCAATACCGGCAGCATGTACCGGGGAAATATGCCGACCCTGACGGCCCGAACGGGGCAGGACACGGTCGCCGAGTTGGAACAGGCGGTTGCCCGGCTGCCGGAAAATATCGCCGGTGCCATTGAATCGAACCTTGAGTCGGAAGCCGTCGAAAATGCTGCGGAAGAACTTCGCGAAGGCGAACACTTCATCCGGAACAACATCGTCTATGTGATGCAGGATGGAAAGCCGGTCAGGAAGATGAACGGCGACAAGATGATTTCCGAACGTGACAAGGGGAAAATCCGCAGTTTCATCAATCTGACCGGAGCCTTTAACCGGACCGTCCAGGCCATGACGGAGGACCGCCCCGATGCCGAGATCCGCGAACGGCAGCACGAATTGGAGCGCGCCTACGATGAGCATGTCAAGAAGTACGGCCACATCAGCAATCCGCGCTCCAACACGATCCTGCGGCAGGACCCGAACTATCTGCGCATTTCCGGTCTGGAATACCGGACCACCGAAGTTGGAGAAAACGGCGTCAGAAACAAAGTCGTTTACCACAAGAGCGATATCTTCTCCAAGCGTACCATGTTCAAGGCGGAAGAACCGCAGAGCGCGGCTTCCGCTTCGGATGCCGCGACGGTGAGCCTGAATTATCGCGGGAAAATCGATCTGCCGTTTATCGCCAAATTGATCGGCAAGGATGCGGAACAGACGAAAAAGGAGCTGCTTTCCTCCGAACGCTTCTATGAGAATCCGGAAAACGGCAATGTCGAAACGGCGGGCCGCTACCTCTCCGGCAATGTGGTGGAAAAGCTGAAAATCGCGGAACGGGAAGCGGAACTTAACCCGGATTTGCGGCGCAACGTGACCGCTTTGGAAAAAGTCCGTCCCCGGCGGAAGAACATCGACCGGATCGGATTCACGCTGCAAAGCACGTGGATGCCGCCGGAGGTGATCGAACGATGGGCTTCGGCTGAATTTAAAATTCCGGTTAAGATACGATACAACAAGCTCGCGGACAAGTGGAGCGTGGAGGCTCCGCTGCGGCACAGCATCACCGCATTTCAGGTCGGCAATGCCGATGCCATCGACATTCTGGAAGGCGCCCTGAACCTTTCCAATGTCACGATCTATAAGAAAAACGCCGAAAATAAACCGGTCGTGGATCATGACGCCAGCATCGTCGCGCGGCAATACCGGGCCAAGCTCGAAGAGCTGTACCACAACTTCGTGATGACCACTCCGGAGGCCGCCAAGCTGGCCGAAGATGCGTTTCACGAGAAGGTGAACGTCTTTGTACCCCGCCATTACGATCTGCCGGACCTGCCGCATTATCCGGGGGCCGCCCGGATCGTGAACGGCAAAGAATTCAAGCTCATGGACCATCAGCGCAAGGTGGTGGCGCGCGGCATGGAGGACGGCAACGCCTTGATCGCTCACTGTGTCGGGGCCGGGAAAACCTACGCGATGATTACTCTGGCGCAGGAATTGAAACGCCTGAAGCTGGCGCATAAGAGCCTGATTGTCGTTCAGAACGCCACGCTCCAGCAGTTCGGCGAGAGCGTGATGGCGCTTTATCCCAACGCCAAAGTGCTGATCGCCGACAAGCGGGACCTCGAAGGGAGCAAACGCAAAAACTTCATGAGCCGGGTGGCAACCGGGGATTGGGATATCGTTGTGATGGCCCATTCCTCTTTCGATATGATTCCGGACAAGCCGGAACTGGTCAGAAGCCGCTTCAGAGAGGAGATCGACGCGCTCGAAGAGGCGATTCGCGAAACCGGCAGAGGCGACAAAGTGACGGTCAAGCAGCTCGAACAGGCCAAGAAACGGCTGGAAGCGCGGATGGAAAAGCTGAACGACCGTCGCAAAGACAACGTCCTTTACTTCGATGAACTGGGCATTGATGCACTGTTCATCGACGAAGCGCACGAGTACAAGAAGAACTTCTTCGTCACGAAAATGCCGAACGTGAAAGGGCTGGACAAAGGCAGCAGCGAAAAGGCGTTTTCATTGTCGATGAAGATTGAGGCGGTCCGGCAGAAAACCGGCGGACGGAATATTTTCCTCGCAACCGGGACGCCCGTGACGAACACCCTGACCGAACTCTGGACGATGGTGCGGTATGTGTCGCCGCAAACGCTGCGGGATTTCAATGTGGAATCCTTCGACGCATTCGCCGCACTGTTCACCGAAACGGTTCAGGCCGTGGAAATCGATTCGACGGGCCGGTTGCGACAGGTGGAGCGGTTCAGCAAATACAACAATATCGAAGAACTCGGCAAATTCTTCGGCGCTGTTGCCGACGTGGTACTGCCGGAGCAGCTCAAAGGGGTGAAACGTCCGCCGATCAAGGGAGGAAAGCCGCAGAACGTTGTGGTGCCGCGCAGCGAAATGCTCGGCAAGCTGATGAATTATCTGGTCGATACCTACTCCTGGTATGAAGGGCTGAGCGGCAATGAAAAGCGGGAAAACAGCCATATCCCGCTGGTGATTTACACTCAGGCCAAGAAGGCCAGCATCGATTTGCGCCTGATCGACTCCTCCATGCCGGACGATCCGCACTCCAAGCTCAACCGCGCGGTGAAAATGGTTGCGGAAAAGTACCGCGAATATGAGGCGCAAAAGGGAGCGCAGGTCATTTTCTGCGACATGTACCAGTCATCGGACGGGAAATTCAACGTCTATCAGGAGATCAAAAAGAAACTGACGGCGCTCGGCATTCCCGAACATGAGATCGCGGTGATCACGGATTACACCACCGACCGGCAGCGGTCGGCGCTTTTCGACTCCGTGAACGCCGGGGACGTGCGCGTGGTAATCGGCTCCACCGCGAAACTCGGAGTCGGCGTGAACATGCAGCGCCGTCTGGCCTGCGCCCACCACCTCGACGCCCCGATTCGCCCCTCCGACATGGAGCAACGCAATGGACGCATTATCCGGCAGGGGAACGAAATTCCGGAACCGGAGATTTTCAACTACGCCATCGACCGGACGCTGGATGCCGCCGCCTATCAGACGCTCGCCCGCAAAGACAAGTTCATCAAGCAGGCGATGACCGGCGCGGCCGAAACCGGCGTATTGACCGACGAGGATGCCGAAAGCAGCGATTACGCCACATTCGCGGCCACGATCAGCGGCAACCCCAAAGCGATCCGCAAGGTTGAACTGGATGCGGAATTGCGGAAGCTCAAATCCATGCAGGAACAGCATCACCGCGACGTATTTAATGCCAAACAGCAGATTCCCGCGCTGGAACGCGCCGTGGAGTACAGCCAGAAGGATATCGCCGTCATCGATCAGGTCGTCAAAGAGTATGGGAATACCGATTTTACCAACTTGACGCTCGAATACGGCGACAGGAAAATTACCGGAGAACGCAAGGAGGTTCTGCCGGAGCTGGATTCCCTGCTGGAACGGATCGCCGCAAACAAGGGGGCGGACGTTTCCGCCAGGCTGAACGGGATTCCGCTGCATTTCTGGTTCGATGAATCCCTTTTCAATGAAGAGGGGCCGCGTGTCGCCTATTCGATCGAAGGACTGGAAAAATCCAGGGTTTCCCACGGCGGCACCTGCCGGAAGGGAAGCGGGTTGATTTCCAGCCTCCGCAGCGTACTTGCCAACAAGGAGGCGGAAAAGGAGCGGGCGGAATCCTCTATCGAGCGCAACCGCAAGATGATCGAAGAATACCGGACCATCAGCCGCAGTAGTTTCGCCCAGCAGGAGAAGCTGGATGAACTCACTGCGGAAAATGATGAAATCATGCGGGAACTGGGGCCGGGACAGCAGGAGGAAAAACTCATTTTAGAGCGGCCGGTGTTGTCGAATTATCTCTCCGGCTTTTCTTCGGAGCTGGAACGGGGGGTGGAATTTTCCGACGAAGCGGAAACGGAGGATATCCGGCTTTCGCTTCCGCCAGTGCCGCCGGGCACGGTCCGCAAGGAGAAGCTGACCAGAGCGGAAGTGGAAAAGCTCGTCGCCGAGAAGAAAAACTATCTCGCGCCGGACGACAAGCAGGTCCGGAATGTGACGGTTTCCACTGACCGGCATCTGAAAACCAGCGAGGCGGAGGAAATGCTCAAGCGCATCGCCAAAGATCCGGGATGGCGAATCACCACCAATATGGATACCGGCATCATCGGCATCATTACTTCGGAAACCGCCCGCAAATCCCGCAGTGGAAAAGCGGTTCAGGCTTCTTCCGTGCCTCCGTATGTCCATGCGGCGGCGATGGCGAATCTGAAAACGCTGTTCCGTAATGCTGCGCTGGGAGTGATACACCGTGGTTGGTATGTGAATGACTATGTGACCGGTGGGGACAAACTTCAGGCTATGGCACGCTTTTACGTAGGGATGCAGTATGAAGGAAACCAATATGGAGTAAAAATTACTGCTAAAATTCTTGAAAGCGGCAAGAATAATCTTTATTCCATTGAAGCTCACGATATTGAAGTAATCCCGGATTATGCAAAAAAAGAACCTCTCCAGTCACCCGGAGAGGCCCGGATTGCAAATTTTCCGGAAAACTCACAACCCGTTGCTCCTGCCGATATCTCGGAAGGAGGGGGGCGACAGTCTTCTCATGAAGAGAATCTCCCGCCAAACACTCTTCAATTTAGTGCTTTCTTTGAAAAATTCAAGCCTCATGACGAGATTATCGGCGAAAAATACCGGGACAATCCCAAAGCGCAACGCGGCGGGGCGGATGAGGAAATCAAACTTTCCGTAACGCCCAGCGGCGAACAGGGCCAGCGTACCGCCCTGCAATACATCAAGGATACGGCGGAACTTGCCGTCAATTCGATCAAAAACATGAAAAGGCCGGATGTCAACGGCAAACCGGACCTGCGGTTTTACGATACGGCGCTGCGCACGATGTTGTATTATGCGGAGCGGGTTCCGGCCCTGAACCGGATTTTTGAAGCGGGACGGCTGTATGCCGACAATAAAGTCCGTTACACCAACTATATTTTCCGGCAGGACAACGGAGACGGCAGGAGCGATCTTGTGACCGTGGAAACCCTGGCAAAAAAGAACAAGCCGGAATATCGGAAGTTGAGCGATTACCTGCATCAACAGGACGTCAACGCCGAAGGATACCGCGCCGTCAGGCGGGAAAATGGATTTGAGATTCTCGATCCCGCCGGGAAAAGCACCGGCCTTAAATTCGACAATGAGGATGTGGCGTGGGATGAGGCGCATAAGCTCGAAGCGGACGGCCTGCTCCGGCGGGGATGGAGTCCCGATACCGTCGAAGCATTGCTCGCCGTCCGGCGCATCAACGACCGCGTCTATAAGGTGATGCGCGACGGCGTCGAGCAGATGGCGCGCGAAGCTGGGGAACTCGGATTGAAAGTAAATGACTTCAACGGCGTCGATATCTTCGAGCTGCTGCGGGAAATGGGCGACCGGCGCGGCTACTATATGCCGCGCATCCGGCACGGGGAATATATCCTGTTCGCCTATAAGGACGGGGAAAATCCGCGCTGCGAAATTTTCGACACCAGACTTGGACGGTCGAAACGCGCCGCCGAGCTGGAACAACAGGGATACACCACGGAATTCAAACGCTCCGAAACACCGAGTGAAGAAGCGTTTTCCGGCATTTCGCCGATGGCGCTGAATGACGTGATCAACAATGCGCTCCAGCGTATGGGAAACGGGAAAGACAAGGCACTTACCCTTGCCGATCTCGGCTTGAAGGCGGAAAGGCGCAGCAAAGACGGGGATGCCGTTCTGGTCGTCACCGGCGAAAAAGCCGATCAGTCCGCCCGGATGATGAAGGAACTGGGCGGCAAACGCAGCGGGGACGGCTGGCATTTCACCAACCCTCCCGCCGGATTTGAAAAGACGCTGGCCGCCGCCGTGGCCACGCAATCCGGAATCGAACTTTACAAGGGGCAGTTTCTGGCGCAGGAGCTTGCCAAGCAGATCGCAATCATCATCCATGAACGCGGCTCGCGCTCCCCGAAAATCGGGCGGAGCGACGCCAGAGGTGAAGAGGTCTATCTTGGTTACGAAGAGGACGCCTTGAAGCGGACCGTGCTGTCCGGCAGGGCCGTCGCCGCCGGAACCGCCAAGTCTCAGGCCGCCAAGTCTATGATGAAGGCATTCACCGGAACCGATCTGGAATGGCGCGATTACAAACGCGAAAACATGCCGGAGAATATCATCCCCGGAACACCGGAGTATTTCAAAGAGCTGGCCCGCATCCGCCGCGATTATGACGCGGAGGTGAATGAGCGCCGGATCGATTCTTCCAAACAGCCGCGCGCCTACAAGGAGGCGCTCAGTTTCATGAACGAAACATTGCGCAATTCCGAGGCTTCGGAGCGCATCATCGGCAGAATCCGGGGGATCACCGCAATCAAGTATCTGTCGCGCCCGTCTTCGGCGGCGATCAACCTGACGGCGATGGCAACCAATGTTCCGGCGGCGATGAACGGCCTCGGCCATATCCCGCTGCACCAGACGGCAAGTCTGCTGGCGACCACAAGCACGAAATATCTGAGATTCGTTACCGGCAAAACCGGTCAGCTTACTACGAACGACCAGTGGCTTTTCAATGAAATCCAGAAAAACGGCTGGGACGAATCGCAGGTCAACGAAGAGGCGCTGCGGGTCGGCAATACTTTTGCCGGAAACGGGATGCGGGCGCTTTCCAAGTGGAGCATGATCGCATTCAGCGCAACCGAACGCTTCAACCGGGCGGTGACCATCGCCGCCACGTATCGCGGCCTTGCCGCGCAATACCAGACTGCCGAACTGACCGCGCCGAAAAAACGCGAACTGCTGCGTCAGGCCAAGGATATCAGCGACAAGGCCCACGGCGTTTACGGCAGGGAGAATCTGCCCGCCTGGGCGCGCGGCAGCGGTTCGCTCGCTCAGGCGGCCCGGTCGTTCTATATGTTCAAAACTTTTACCCACAACTATATCCAGTTGGCAATGCACCTGATCGGAAGCCGGAACTACAAGGCCTTCGCCTGGCTGATGCTCTCCCCGGCAATCGTCGGCGGCATGAGTTCCAGCCCGGCGTGGCTGATCCTGAAAGCCGCCGGGATGCTCGGCCTGACCGGAGGCGGCGGAGAAGATCCGCTGGAAGCATTCTACCGCTGGCTGGAACGTACCTTCGGGCATGAAGCATCGCGTTTCGGAAGATACGGGCTGGCGGGGCTGGGCGGGATCAATATTTCCGGTTCCACCGGGATTGACATTGAGCTGCCAAAAGATTGGCAGGAATTGCTTGGCGCCCCCTGGTCGGCAATCAAGGACGTTGGTCAGGGAAGCGCGGAACTTGCCAAAGGCAATCTGCTCAAGGGAATGGAAAAAATCCTGCCCGCCGCGCTCGCTTCGCCGGTCAAGGCATACCGGGAGGCGACGGAGGGAATCACCAATACCCGGAATGCTCCGGTATTCTTCGGCCGGGAACAGTTGAAGCTGTCGCCCGCCGGAGCGGTGATTCGCGGTTTGGGCTTCAATCCCGCCGATATCTCCGAAAAACGGGAAATCATCTGGCAGGACAAAAAAGGCGCAGCTCGTTTCGCCGACCGGCGCAGCGATATCTACGCCAGATATCGGCTCTGGATTCTCAATGGACGCCCGCAAGATGAAGCGGACAAACTCATTGAGGAAATCATCGCCTACAATCAGGCCGTGAAAGCCAGCGGACGCCGCGATTTGCCCCAAATTACCGGCAAGTCGCTGAAAGCCGCGATTTCCCGCTCTTTCACCCCGTCCCGGCGGGAAAAGGAACGGGCGCGCAGCTATAACGGGGCGGGGTATTGATCCGGCGGAGGCCGCTTCCACCGAAATGGGGAAGCGGCTTCCGCTTATAAGATGCTTTATTTGTAGTGGTAACGGAGCATTACGATCACCAGTAAGTCCTGCTCCACCCGGTAAACCATCCGGTCGGCCAGCGTAATTCGGCGCGACCAGTGCCCGGAAAGCGCATGTTTCAACGGTTCCGGCTTGCCGAGTCCCGTAAACGGATGCCGTTGGCAATCACGAATCAACTCCCGGATTTTTTTGACGTTCTCCGGCGATTCGTCCAGCCAGTATTCCCAATCCTCCCATGCCTCCGGCGTGAACAGCAGATTTTTCATCGACCGGCCTCTTCAAATTCCTCCATGCTCATACGCCTGCCTTCACCGCGCCGGGAAGCCTCGATTGATTTGCGCAGCCGTTCGGCATTGGCCGGATTCCGCAGCAGGTAGTCTGTTTCCATCAAAGAAGAATAGTCAGCCAGCGAAATCATCACCACTGCGCAATCTCTGTTCTTGGTGATAATCACCGGAGCATTATCCCGGCAAACCGTTTCCATTGTCTGCGCCAGCTCTTTGCGGGCCGTCGTATAATTCAACGCATTCATAAATGCCCCCTTTCTGTACAGGATAATGTACAATGTTCCGGCAAAATATCAAGACCGGAACATGAAATATGTCACAAATACCCGTTCCAGCCGTTGCCGCCGGGAGGCGGCGGAGCGGTAAAGCCGTTCATCCGGTCCCGCTGTTCGCGCAATGCGGGCATGACGGTTTTCAGCGCGGCGTATTGCAGCGCGTCATGGATGTGGCTGTACTGGTTCTTTTCCGGCGTATCCTTGAACAGTGTGCCGTCCGAACCCGGCTTGCGGTTGAACCGGTAGCCGGAAATAAAACCCTTGCGCAATCGTTCGCAGCTCGGATCAAGCATCAGATTCGGAACGCCGCCCGGCCCCAACTGCCCCAGCAGGTCAAGCACCGCCTGCCGCCGCGGCTGGAAGTCATTCGTCGGCGCTGGTCTGGCCGGAATGCCGTGCATAGCCAGAATGCCGAAGCAGCTCAACGTGTCGTCGGCCTGCGCCCGCTGGATTCCCGCCGGGTCCCCGACCGCCTCCACCGGCAGGCCCGCAAACTCCGGGGAACGCAGCAGCGGAATCACGTCCGACAGCAGAAATTGTTTTAGCCCGGAATCGTCGCTGAACCGCTCCCGCAGCACTCGGAGCTGTCCGCCGAGCTGCTGGCAGAATACACAGGCCGGGGTCAGCCCGAAGTCGAATCCCAGCAGCAGCGGCAGGTTCCGGTGAATTTCCAGCGGCCTTGCGGCCACGTGGATATTTTCCTTGAACGTCGTGTAGACCGGGCGGTCCGCCGACAACGTTCCGTATTGCGCCATCAGCATCACGCGGATGTAGTTCGGATCGACGCCCGGCTTCGCCTGGCGCAGGTAGTAGTCGTAGCCGAGCGGCAGATTCTCGATGTTTTCGGCCTCCGGGTTCGGCGCGTAGACCCCTTCGGCGACTTCGAGGATACCGCCCGGCTGGCGGTAGAAGCTGTACCCCTCCGGCTTGTCCACCTCCGCCATTTTGTAATACCAGTGATCGGTGTCCGGCGGGTTCGTATCCATGATCAGCCCCGCCCAGGTGGTGGGCGCATCGGCTTTCGGCGGGAAACGGCCCGTCCGGCCGAGAATGCCGTTCACGATGGTCAACGGCACTTCGCGCGCTTCGTTGATCCACGCGCCGGTACACTCCAGCGAAAGCAGCTTCTTCACGTCGTCAGGGCGGTCCAGCGCCAGAAACAGAAATTCCGCCTCATAGGTGGTGCCGTCATCCATCGGCCCCCATGCCGTGCCGCTGTACGGCGCTTCGGAACGGATCGGGCAGCATTCGGAAGGGACCCATTCGGAAAACGTCTTGATCGTCGTTTCCTTGAGTTCCGGGTAGGTGTTGCGGATGATCACCCAGCGCGACCGGCGCACCCCCTCCCGGTTCGGAGCCTGCTCGCGCATCCGGAACAGCAGTTCAAAGATGCAGGCCACCGATTTCCCGGAACCGATCGGCCCCATCAAACCTTTCACAATGGCGCGCTTGTCGGCGTGAAACTTCGCTCCGGTCGGCGACGGGACGTAAATTTTGTGGATGTCCATGGTCATTTTACTCCTAAAACCTTGCTCAAGGGATCAACGCTTTTGCGCACGGCGGGCGCGGGCTGCTTTTTTTCCTCGATCAGCAGCTTCATTCCCTTGCGTTTTTTGTCGTCGTCTTTCGGTGCCGTCGCCGCTTTGATCCCGGCGATATCGGCAGCGACTTTCAGCATATCCACCAGCGCAACCGGTTCGACGGATACGATGTTGCCGTGGTTGCCGTATACGATCCGTTTGATCTTGTCGGTCTGTGTCGGCGCGAGGGTCGCCAGATAATCGGGATCGTTGCAGCGGGAGAGGTCCAGCGCGGAATCGACGGCGGCCATCAGGCGGCGCAACGCCCAGCGCCGGACAGTATCGGGATCATATTTGCCAGTCGCGGGGGATGTTTTCTCTTTGGCGGTCATGGTCAGCATCCTTTCTTCGGCGACAGTTCCCCGGATTTCAGGCGGGCGGCCAGCTCCGGCAGCGGCAGATTCAGCAACCGCGCCAGATGGCGGACGGAACGGCTTCGGGCGGCGTCCATATCCGGCAGGCGGGAGAATTGGGCGACGATGTTTCCGTCATGGTGGATCTCATAGGTGTAGGCGTTGTTGCGCAGGCCGATGTAAACGGTATGATCGGCGGCGACAAGACGGGCTTTCACCAATTCGTTGAGATTGTACTCCCACGGCAGCGAAGCCGCCTTGAGCCGGAACCGCACGGTGCGCGGCGCTCCCCGGAAGCTGACCGGCGGCCGCGGTTGAAGCTGACTGACCCGGAGCTGTTCGCAGCGGGAACAGTACACCTGATCCGCCGGGACGTAGACGGTATGGCAGCGGGCGCATTTTGAAAAAAATGTGATTTTCTGCATGGAACCTCCTTGACTTGAATTTTCATGGCGATACTTTCAGTCCAGAGGTCTGCAAAAATGCGTGTGGAACTCCTGTTTTTCCTGAATGCTCCGGTTCGCGGCCGGAGCATTTTCTTTGATCAGACGTTGCCGTCCGCTTTCAGTAATTCCCGGCAGCGCCCGCACGTGACGCGTTCACGGCGTTCGGTCAGCAATGGCGCATGGCCGTGGAATCCGGCGCATAACGGGCGGCCTTCTTCCGTTTCAAAATGAATACGGCGGCTTGGGGAATGTTTTTCCCGCTTCCTGTAGTTGCGAATCATCGTCTTTTCTCCTTGATTTTGCGTTTGGCAACTGTGATGATATTCTGATCGACCAGGCTTTGAACCACAAAATAGAGTTCGTCGTCAAAGCGCATTCTGTATTTTACGGACTTCCGGCCCGGATACAGCAGCCGCTTGCCGTAGCGAACCGTCAGCCATACCCGTTCCGGCGCCAGACCGCGTTCTTCAATCCGGCGGATTGCGTGGGAGGTCAATTGCATGTGACTGCCCCTTTGAAAAATGTTCAAGCTCCGTTTCTCCCAACCACATGGTTTGGTTGGACCCCGCCGCAAACCAGCTCAGCCGGTAAAGCGGTTCCCCGCCGGAGAATTGTACCGCCGTCACCAAAGCCCGGATGTCCCCGGCGATGGTGAGTTGGTCATGCAGGCCGTATTTACTGGAAAATCTCATCGCTTCTCATCCCCCCGCTCCTCCTGAATCAGATTCCACAGATCCTCGAAATTTTTGCCGGAGCGTTTGATGCCATTTTCGGTCCAATCGAACGTTTCTCCCTCGTCAAGGTGTCCCAGCGCCCATGAGAGTGTGGTATCATGGTACTCGGACACCGTCAGTTCCAGTTCCTTTTCGCACTGTTTCACAATCTGCTCACGAATCTTCCACAATGCTTCGGTTCGTTTGGAATTGATATCAATGCCGAAATCAATCCAGATATCAGCCTCTTTTTTAAGCTCCGCCCGGATGCCGAGCAGAAACAGGAACATTTCCTTATTCATCGCCGTTCCCTCTCACCTCGATTCGCTTGAAACTGATCGCCCAGCACCATTTTTCCCACGCTTCGGGACCGTAACATTGCGTCCACAGTTTTCGCCATGCCTCACGCGGCGAATGTTTCCATTCATTCCACGCCCATTCGCCGCCGAGCGGCAGCAATTCGCCGAGTTTGTTTTGGGTTGCCAATCCATACTTGACGAGATTTCCGTCTTTGGTGAGCGCGGCAATGCCTTCAGCCATGATTTCCTCATCGGTCAAATCTTGCGGACGCTGTGCTTTGACTTCCGTGACTACCAACCGGATTCTTGCAGCCCATCGCGGCATGTGGATCGACGGACGCCAGTAGGATTTTTCTGTGCCATCCTTATTGAGATTATCACCATCAAAACTTCCCCATGAAGTATCGCCATCTGCACGATAAATGACATACACTTTTCCATCTGTTTCTACCGGATAAATAAAATTTGTATCGACCGGCTTATAATCGCGATTTGCCGGATACTCCGGTGATTCCGCATAGGCGAATGTTTCCCGCACGTAAATGCGGTCTCCGGGGTGAACCCGGCAGTGCAACCGTTGGTCTCCGTGCCGAAAAATTTGATTCGTTTCAATACTGCCATCATAGTATTGCGCCAAAATAACACGTGGTTGAGGATTGATAATACGGCACGTCCGCGTCTTGCGTCCGTCCAGAATCGCCCGGACCATCTCACCGGAAAACAACATTCCAATCTCTTTTCCCATACTCAATCCTCTTCCTGTTTGCTTGCCTCAATTTCATCCTCGATCTCGCTCCAACGGTCCCAGTCCGGGTTATCGGATTCCGTGATCCGCTGCTGCTCCTCCCGCAATTCTGCACGCCTGATAACCGCTTTCAATATTTTTATCTGTCCCTGTGTACTCATGTTTCACCCCTCGCTTTTTGCCTTGCTGTTCAGCCAGTCCAGCCAGCCCTGTTCATACCTATACTTGAGATATTCGACCGCGCCTCGTTCTGCTTCCCATCTGCTACGAAAAGCCTGCACCGATATTTTCTCGCCGATCCTGTATCTCCATATTCCCTTTATGGCTTCAAATACCATTTCTTCCGCCAGCGCCTCCGGGCTGGAGGTCAGCTTTTCAAAGTTGGTTTTCTGGCGGAACTCCTCCGGCTTTCCGCGATGGTGGCAGTCCATGCAAATGGCATCACCATCGATCCGGCGCTCTTGAGAAACACGTCCCGACCTACACTTCGGACATTTCATTCTCCCGCTCCTTCTTTCATGAACACCAGCCAATGAGTTTTCCCGCCCCTCTGACCGAATAACGGCTGAACAGGGAACAGCCTGGCCACTTCGGTTACCTTGACCTGATCCTCGTTCCATTTGAAGATCAGGAAACCGCCCGGTTCCAGTACCCGGAAACATTCGTTGAAGCCTTGTTTCAGGTCATCGCGCCATGTTTCCTTGTTGAGCTTGCCATATTTTTGCGCCAGCCACGAACTTTCCCCGGCGCGGAGTAAATGCGGCGGATCGAATACCACCATCCGGAACGATTCATCCGCAAACGGGATGTTGCGGAAATCGCCGATCACGTCAGGATCCACATTGATATTTCTGCCGTCACATGCTTTCCCGATCCAACGCCGAATATCCATAAAAACGGCGCGGGAATCCTTTTTGTTAAACCAAAACATCCTGCTTCCACAGCAGGCGTCAAGAATGCTGCTCATGCCTCACCCCTCGCTTTCCGTAACAGATTTTTGTTTCTTTCGATCTGTGTTTCTATTACTTCATATCTGCATACTTGTGTTCCATGCGGAATCATTTCGAGTTCGTACTCCAGGAACTCGGTAATACGTTCGAGTTCATTGTACATCTCCGACGCGGCAACGTATAAAAAAGCGTTAGCCTTTTGTTCAACAAGTTTGTTTTCTCGTGGTATAAACTGGCAAGCGGTCTCCCGTCACTGGAACAGATGATGACAGATGTTTTCTCTTTGCCGAGAATTTTCACCTTATGCGGCCCCGGCGTAAACTTCGGTTCACTCATTGTGCAATTCTTCTCTTTTTCCGGCTTGTTCATTTTGATTCTTCAGGTCTTTGAGCACTTGATCAAAAGCCAGTTTCACAGTGCTTTGCAACGCACTGTCACACCGCGATTTCACCAACCCGCCGATGTAGTTGCGCACCGATTCCTTGGCGTTAGAGATGACTGTTTCCTCAAGTTTGCTGTCCAGATACTTGGTCACAATCTTTTCCACCGTGTAACGAATCTCCGATTCCAATTGCCGGATGATTTTGGGGATGAGTTCATTGACGATGCTTTCCCCTAAGTGATCCACACGGATGACGGGAACACAATCATCGTCGGAAACCCATTCGTCATCAACACTGATATAAACCGCATGCTTCCATTCGCCGCCACCGAACTCCCGGTCGGCACAAGCTCTCATTTCTTCGGCTACGAGCTCGGCGACGTCTTTGGCCACTTGGCTTGAAATACCAGCTGTAACCGTTTTCGTCACGGCTTCGCGCAACTTGGCTTTGAACTCCACTGCGGATGTGTCCACATGCCTGGAGAGTTCCTCCAAACTGTCAACAGAAATAGTAATTTTGGTCATTCTCCCGCTCCTTCCAGCGCACGTTTCGCGTCATCGGCGATTGATCTAAAACTCGTTGCATCGGGACCGTATTCACATTCATCAGCACAAAAATCAGCTTTGGTGCCGATCAGATTCAGCGCCTCCCGGAGCCGGTCGCGCTCGGCTTCCAGCTCCTCGATTCTGGCAGTTAAGGCGGGGTCCGTCCAGCGCCTGTTCCAGTCATCAATCACATCAGCGACTGCGAAATCTTCGGATGAATGACGCATACAAGTTTCCGCCACTTCTCCACAGTCCGGACACTCAAATCTTGCCGTATATGTTCCGGTATCGGTTTGTGTCACTTCAATCCCATCTGAGGACACATATAGACCGCAACGGCGGCACGGTTTCAATTCTTCGATCATTCTTTCACTGGCTCCAATTTAATGATTCTTCGGTCGGATACCGTCGCCCAGGCAAAGGCTTTTCCTTCCCGGCGCCGCTTCTCCGGCCACGGATAAGTCCGGACGAACTCTTTCATCCAGGCATCGAAATTTTCCTCCATCGGCAGCAGTCCCACCGGAAAGGCATTCATCACCATTCCGATCATTCGCGGCCGGTCCCATTCCGGCCCCCGGAAATTGATGCTCCATTCATCGCCCCCGGCATACCGCCGGGCGCGCCCTCTGATGTATGTATACCAACCGGAATAGAACGGGAAATTGTCCGGATCGTTGTAGAATACCCACACGACCACCGGGATTTGCCGCGGCGCATTGGTCCTGCGTTTGGCTTCCAGCTGTCTCCTCTGCCTTTCCTGCTTTTCCCTGCGGATATCGTCCCAGGTTACGACCCTGCCCCCGCTGATGCAGGCGACGTGCGCGGGAAACCGGAAAAAGAATCCCGCCCTGACCGAATCAACGGAAACATACGTGGAATCCCCAAGCACCTTTTGCCCGGAAACCAGGTTGTCAGGAAATTTGCGCGGTTCCCATACCGGCGGATCATCCCGCTCCTGTAATGCTGCTTTCATTGCTCTCCCCTTTTGTTCAAAAGTTGAATAACAATTGCCCGGCGGGGCCGTCGAGTGGAGGCGGGGCGACCGGGCGGTCTTCCTGACTATTGGCCGCCCGGCAATGCCGGTTCGGACATTCGTAGCATTCGTAGCATTCGTATGTCGTCATTTCCTGTCAGCCTCTGTTTTTTTCAGATGTCCCCGGCATCCGGTCTTGTAACAGAAGCTATCGCATTCATCGCTCATCGGGATAGATTTTACTCCGAGCAAATGCAATTTCAGGAAATATTCTCTCAACTCCCTGCCGGAGTGTACGCCGGTGAATACCGAAGCAAGTTTATTCCATCTGGTCAGGGGATCGTTGAATCCCGCAAAACTGTTTTCAACCGCAAATCCGCAATGAACAATATGTACTCCCTGATTCATTAAATCATGGGGTTTGGCACCATCGCACCGGAGGCAATTGTAACGCTTACCAGTATGCGGGCAAATCCCGTTTTTCAGAATCTCTATCAGCTCATATTCTTTCTTCTCGTTCATTCCACATACCCTTTCACAGCCGGTTTTCCGGCGGCAATGCTTTTATGGATCGAAATGCCTTGTGCGTCCTTTGCTCCGTACTGTTCAGCACCGGAGGAAAAATCAAAGGTCGATTTTCTGGCTTCTCCGATTGCTTTTTCTTTCAGATAGTTTTGGACGGCATATTCCTTCTTGAGAACGAGCGCGCATTGCTCCTGATATTCCTCCGGAGCTTCCGTCTTGAAAATCTTCTCTGCATTTTGCAAGACGGTTATAACCGCTCCGTACAAATAATCCTGCTGGATTTTGTATTCGCTCGGCATCCGACCGTACAGATGATTCAGCATCACCCGGAGGCGTACATCTCTTTTGTTTTTGTTATAGAGTTTTTGTACTTGGCGATGCAAATAGGTTGCCAGGCAGATTACAACAGGGCGGTCCTGTTCCGCGCCGCATACGACCAGCCGCCGGTCGCATCTGCTGCGCTTGGAATTGTATTTGTATCCCGTCAACATAGTGCAACCGAAAAGCCGGGCCACACCAAGAAACAATTGACGCTCCCATGCCTTGAAACCGGCTTTCACCATTGCATCCTCTTCCGAAATGCTGCCGGAAAATTCCGTACCTTTCAGTTTGTCAATATCAATTCCATGCTTAGCGGCCAGCCGGATTGCTTGTGCCAATGCTTGCGCGGCTTCATGTTCATTGGTGCTGTGCGACAACGCCAGCAGCTTCCGCAATTTCTCCGTTATCTTTTCGCTCATTTCGCCCTCCCTGCCAGCTCGCGGATTCCCTCCGCACGGCACCATGCTTCCAGTTCCCTGAAACGACGGCGGCGGGCGGCGGCACGCGCCTCCTCTTCCGCCCGCTGCTTTCGCTTCTCCGCAGCGGCTGCCGGGTCGCACCGTTTCGCCTCAGGATGCTTCTTGTGGTACCATTCGAGGGCAACCTCCCGGAGGCACTCCAGACAGTAATGCCGCTTTGGAACTTTGGGGCGAATTTTGCAACGCTGGCATATTGGTTCTCGTGGTCTGCTCATTTCGCCGCCAGCTCCTTCAACAGCGCCCTGACCTTATCCGCCGCCGCTTCCGCTTCCTTGTATGTACGAAATATGTTGCAGCAGGTTTGGCAGTTATGATCGAAAGCACAGTCGGTAAAAATAAGGTTGCTAGGAGTGATATCTCCTGATATGAAAAAATATCTATCCCCCTTCTTCGGCCACAGTTTTTTGTAGCCCTTGCCGTCAGTGATATTATACTCGCTGACGGCTTCGCTGATCTTAGCGAACTCGGAGGCGGTACAGGTGAGTTCGGTATTATCTTTACTACAGAGATCTCCGCAACAGAACAGTCGGGAGGCGTAATCTTTCCATTCTGGCATAGCTTCAGCCCCCAATACAATCCCGTTGGAGGCTTTGAAACGACTGTGGTCATTCTGCTGGCTGAAATTTTTCTTCCGGTGCGTCTGTTCAATGATCTTGAACGTTACCCGGCTATTCTTGACCTTCACCACGCCAAGCTCGATATGACGACGCGGCGTTTCTTTGACCTCCGATTCCGCCCGGTACTTCTTGCCGTTGATCGTATCGCCAACTTCCAATACCTTTTGTTCCATTTTTCGTTTCCTTTTCGGTCATACCCTGTAAATACTCATTCGCTCATCGTCGATCAGGCGGTCGAAGCGGCTGATTACCGCATCGCCGGTGTCGCCGTTCTCGAACCGCTGGAGAAGCGGGGCAAGGTCCTTGTTCGATGTGATCCACAGCCGGGTCGCCGCTCCTTCGTACACCGCATTGACCAGCCGGTACAGCAGCTCGCCGCCGGTTTCGTTAAGCTTCCGCTTGGCGATATCATCGATCAGCAGAATATCGCTTTGGCGCAAAAGGTCGCGCACGAAATCCAGCCCTTCCTGGGCCGATTTCTGCATCGCGGCGGAGTATTCGAGCGCCAGCTCCGGATAATCACAGAACCGGCAACGCTGCCCGGCTTTCGCTTCCAGCAGCAGGTTATACGCTGCAGCGCGGGTCTTGCACTTGCCGTTTTCACCGATGATCAGCAGATTCCGGTCGCGGTGATCGCGGATGAACCGCGCCAGCGTACCGTTGCCCTTCGCGGCATCCCACTTCCGGAACTCCGCCGGAACTCCGGCGCTCTCGATCCGTCGCATCGCCTCCCGGCGTTCCGCCTCCTGTTGATTGCGCTGCCGGATTTTCTCCGAACACGCCGAACACAGGCCGGGCGTTTTGTCCCGGAAAATATCCAGCATCCAGCGCGGAAACGAAATCGGGACCTTCTCCTCCGCGCCGCATTGCGGGCAGCGGCAGGTCACTTCCGTGCTGACTTCAGTGTCGCGGAACATAGCGTTTTGCATTCTTGTCATCTCCTCTCAACCATGATTTCGGCGGTTCATCGTAGCCGCCGTTTTCAAACCATTTCCGGCTTGAAACGATAAAACGACGCTCGTTTTCCGGCCATTGGGCGGTGGCGGCGGCATATTGTTCGGTCGCCTGTTCGATCCGGGAAACCGCTTCTTCCAGCGAGGCGCCTTTCTCGATCTTGCCGAAGATGGCTTTCATGATCGCCGCTTCCGTCAAAGGAGGCTCCGACAGGCGAGGATGCTTCCCTTTGATGCGTTCAACCGCCGGGAGAAGCATATCGCGCATGCGCGCTTTCTCTCTCTCTTTATCGTCTCCGCCTTCGCCTTCGCCTCTAGCCGGATTGTCCGGGATGTTCCCGGATGTTCCCGGACAATCCGGGAAAGTGTCGGATTGCGACCACGGCGGAGCGGGGAATTTGCTTCTGGTGTTGCTTTTCAGTCGTTGCCCGAAGTTCACGATTTCAATGAAGGGTTTGCCATTACTTTCGTAGGCCCGGATCAACCCGGCTTCCTCACACGCGGTGAGTCTGGCGGAAATGTCGGAGTCACGCAAACCGTCCTTGAGCGGAAACAGCAAAGACTTTACCAGAGTTGGATTCCCGTGGAATCTTCCGTAGTCGTCTGCCTTCTGGATCAGGCGGACAAACAGACATTCGCCGAGCCAATCCAGCCGATTGACCGGGACGCTGTCGGTATAGTCCCTCAATATCCTGTTGGGCATTTTAAAACAACTCCTCTTGCTTGTATCGTCGCGGTCCGCGTTTGAGTTTCGGGATCGCTTCGATTTTCCTGAAAATCGCCGTCCGGCGACAGCGTTCGCAATCGACCGCCGCCGGATCGCGGATCATCGGTGAATGGTCCGGGAGTTCCCCGCAAGCCACCCGGTCTTTCGTGTAAAGGTGCGTTTTCATTTACTCCTCCACAACTTCTAGAACGCCGCACGGAGAACCGTCGATTTGAGTGAATGCCATCATTTCACTGCTGGAAGCGAAGTTATCCTTGTGGGTATAGAACTGGACTTCGTTGCGAACGATTCCGGATAAAATCCAACAACATGCTCTGTAGTGATCCGTTTCTTTTGTCTTTACGAATGCCGGGGCTTCATCGAAGGTCCACGGTCGGAGGCAGGCCGGTTTCCATTTATCGAAGCCGTAGTTGAGGTCGCCGCTGCCGATGGTATAATTTTTACCGGGTTGAGCAGCCGTAAAACTCTTTTTGTCTTTTGCGATCTCGATAATCTTACAGAAATAATCTTCATTCTGATTACACACCCACGCACCGACTTTGCACCAGTCTGGAAGTTGCTTCTTCAGAAAGGTTTCATGGGCCGGAACAGGTTTCAGGGCCGCCAGCACTCGGTCTTTGGCCTGTTCCGCTTCGAGTTTCGTGCGGTAACAGTTGCCGATATTCAGGCGGTCATCATCAATGCTGCTTCCGTCGTAATAGTCGCTTTCGACTCCGATGGTACCGAATCCCCAATCTATATACCAATACCGATCGCTAAATTGCGGCCAAGTTTTTCTCGCCATAATCATTCCTCCACGTAACAGGCCATCTGCATGGCCTCTTCCAATGTTGCCGGAGGCCGGGACGAAATTCCCGCCTCCCTTGCGCAGCTCCGGTAAAACCGCCGTTCTTCGCGCAACGCCATCTCGCAACGCCGCGCCAGATAGAGCCGGAACGCATCGTCAGCTTCAATTTTAAACGGCAGCCCTTTGATCGTCAGCACTATGTCGCCGGCCTTGTAGCACCTTTCGTGAATCTCAAAAGGTGCTACAGGTTTTCTCGCCGCGTAAGCGCGGGCGGTGCGGCGGACGAACTCGGAAACGTTGACCGGATTGTTTTCCGCATTGACCGCGTTTGCGGCACAGATCAGTTTCTGATGCAGAACTTCGCTGATCCTTATTTTGTTTTCCATGTTTTCTCCTCAAAACGGTATGTCGTCATCTTCCGGCGGATAGTGCTCCGGCGGCATCGGAGGCGGCGGATTGCTCCGGCGCGGCGGTTGGTCGGCTTCGGAATAGCGCGGCGGCGGCTGCCGGTACGGTTGCGGCTGAGCCGGAACCGGAGGCAGCAGGAATTCATGCGACTTGACCACAAGCTGCAAATACCGCCGTCCCTGCCATTCCCGGCTGTCCAGCACTCCGGAAAGCACCGCGATCCAGCCGACCGGCGGCGGTTCGGGCCGGAATATCTCCACCGGGACGATCACGGTTTTGTCGCGCCCGATTTCGGTTTCGATCTCCACCGGCCACGGCGCCCGGTCGGCGCGCTTCTGCCCGACGTTCACCACCCGGCCGCACAAGTTGAAATTATTCATGTTGAAAAGTTGCCGGGATTACCCGCCCGGCGCGGGTTGTTGAGAGGGTGAAATTATTTGCGGGATTTGGCTTCCGCCGCATCCAGTTCCGCTTCGGTGGGTTCAAACAGGCCGCCGGAAGAGGCCGGAACTTTTTCCGGCTCCGGCTGGACCGGCGGGATATTCACGGGCTGGGCGCGATTTTCCAAAGCCGCTTTCAGGTCTGCTTTCTTCTCCTGGTTGAGTTCCTGTTGGATCTCTTGCGGAGTGGCTTCGTCAACCTCCAGCCCCTCGACCACAAGGATATCGTCCTGAGAATCACCGGAAGAGGCGCGGTTGTCGAGAAGTGCCGCATCGGCCAGTTCCACACTCATCGGAGCCCGTTTCAGCAGCCGTTTCATCACCGTCTTTTTCGCCATCTCCTCCGGCCAGTCCACCCAGGGGCCTTTGGTCGCCGATTTGCTGGAACAGCGCACCCGTTCGATTTCCTCAAGGCTCATCACCTCGAAGTCGAATTCGCCGGTCTTGAGCCGGAATACCGCGTAGTAACAGACCGGTTCGCCACGGGAACCGGTGTAATTGGGACGGTGGACAATCGCCCGGGCGGTTCCTTCCTCCACCCGGAACTCATCTTCCCGGCAAACGACCTTCGCGTACAAGTCCGCGATTTCTCCGGACCGGCGGGCAAGGCTCTGCAAGCCGCGGTAACCCGGCATGAATTGCGCCTCGTAACCGCCGATTTCCTTGTTCCAGAACGGCACCAGATAGCCTTCGCCGAGCGGGCCGTTCGGTTCCAGGCCGAGCGAAAAGCCGCGGATCGTCGAGAGAAACAAACTGCCCGGAGTGCATTTCGCCAGCAGCGGCGTGGTGCTGATCGCATTGATGACCGTCCGGCACATCCGGTCGAAGTTGAAGCCGCGCGGCAGGGTTTTGATGATCGTTTCGCGGTTCTTCCGGAGCATGTTGTTCACGCTTCCGGCGGTGATCCGCGCCAGACTTTCCTTGTTCTCTTCCTTTTTCTGAAATGCCATGATTAACCTCTCTGATTGAGTTGATAAAATTTGAATGAACGGGAAACGGCGCTCAGTTTCCGGTATTTCTGATAGATTTCCGGCTGTTCCTTTTTGAGCCGTGCGCCGTCGATCGATTCACGCGGCTTGGATTCGGCATAGTAAAGCCGGTAACAGCGGCATTCCGCCGCCTGGATGTCGCCGAGCCGGTCCTTGATCCGGTTGCCGCATTCGTCGAGCAATTCTTTCGCCTGAGATTCCATGCCTTTGAGTTCGGAATATTCGGCGCAAAGCCCGGCAAGTTCGGCATCTCCGTTCAGGTCGGAAAGTTTGCCGTCGTACTTCGGAAGCGTCAGTTCTTTTTCCGGACCGCGTTCCACCGGCGGGACGCGGGGCACCACCGAATTCATCCAGAAATCAACGCAAACAGCCTGGATTCTCCCGCACAGCTCATGATCCGGCGTCACCTCGAATGTCAACATCCGGCCGCTATCCCGGTTCAGGATCGCAAAGGCCCCCCACCGGTAACCGCCGGTCAGAAAGTAAAATTGCATCTGAATGATGTAATCCGGCGGCAATCCGTAGGATTCGACACGGCGGAAGTTGTAGCTTCCGAGCGCCTTGCACTCCAGAACGCCGACCGAATTGTGATTCGACTTGAAAATCTGGCGGTCGATATTCCCTTTCAGGAAAGGGTAATCCGGATGAACCAGCTCCGCATTTTTGCGCCGCACATCAAAGCCGGTCAGCGCCGCATATTTGCGGGCCGTGAAATCCTCCAGATAGGAGGCTAACTCCAGTATGTCGTTCGGTTCTTCGTTGATTTCGTCGCTGGTTTTATCGCGGTAGACATCCAGCGCCGTACCGTATTGGGAAACTCCCATGACTTTGGCGGCATCGCTGCCGCCGATGCCGGTTTTCCGGCGCTTCAAAAAATCAGCTCTCGCGATCATTTGAATTTTCTCCCTCTCATGCTATGTTATGCTGTCCCAAAAAGCCGAAAGGCGATTGTGACAACCCTATTGGTTGCTCGCCGGTGTCATGCCACTGCCCGGCGGGCGTTTTTTATTTGCTCATCGATGCTGGCGACCACCAGCTCGGCCAGTTCGCCGGTCAGCCGGACCGGGCGCCGCCGTCCGTTGCGGATCACTTCCGCGCGGATGATGTGGTAGTCGGTCAGCTCGATCCGGCGCTTGAAAATGCCGGTATCCTCGTACCGCACCTCCGCCTCAATCCGCAACAAGTGGTCGGCAAGCGTCGTAATCTCGACCTCGCCACTGAAGTTCATAAATCTCCTTTGAATTTTCTTTGCCGCTCCTGTCTGCCGGGGCGGACGTTTTTGCGATCCGGGGATTGTGCCGGATTCAGACCTATACGATTTTCAAAGAACCGCCGGGAATTGCCGCCCCCGGCCGGGGCGTAAGTCGTTACAGGAGACCCGCCAGCATCAGCAAGCCCATTCCGGCGCAAGCGCCAATCGCCGCGCCGCTCAGGAAATCGAACCACCGGAACCGGTCGTTCCGGTTCTTCAGGTTCTCACGGATGAATTGAATTCTCATAATTCTCCTTTCAGGCCCGGTTGAACGTTCGCCACGCATCCAGACACTCGGTATAGCCGTTGACCCAATCAGAACCAAAGACCGCGACCAGACCGGGAAAGGTGTCGTAAACACCCGGATTCCCCTCGGCAATGTGCCGCTTGGCGGCTTCACGCCCGCACTCATAATCGACATTCCCGCCTGCGCGGAGAATCTCCATGATGCGTTCCTGTGTCATGATGCTTTGATTCCTCTATTTCTTGTAAAAATCCTTTCCCTGCGGTACTTTATTTTTTACCACAAAAACAAGCCCTTACAGGGAAAGGAAACAATTTATGGGAGCTTTGGTCACTGCCGCTATTTCCGGCGCCTTCAATCTGTTGAACACCTACCTTTCCGGCAAGTCGGATGCCAAAGACGCACAAAGCTGTCTTGCGGTTCTCGGCGCTCACATCGACTGGATGCGAGATCGAATCCATGCCCTCGAAAGCGACAATGCCACACTTCGCGCGGCACAGGCAGAACACGCGCAGACGATTAAAGACCTCAACGCGACGAATGAGAAGCTCAAAGACGAAATGAACCGTGCGGCGTTGCTTCAAAAGCAGGAACTGGAGCAACTCCATCAGCAAACTCAAGAACTCAAACTCCGCCAGGATATACAAGCCAAGTATGAGTGCGACGAAAGGTTCGGATTTCGACGCTCGGTCAAGACGGGAACGCCATTTTGCCCGGCGTGTATGGCAAAGCTCCCACCATACGAACAGCCGCTCCTCGCCCCTCATCCACATGCAGCACATCTTGTATGCCCCGTATGTAAGAGCCGGTTCAACAACCCGGATGCAGCCGCGCCGGAATCGCCGAAAGACGGTTGGTTGGGGTATTGCTGAGTTAGCCATTGCGTTTCTCATTGCTTATTTCCCTGAACAGATTCATTACTGTCTATTCTTGTTATTCTTTTGTGTAGATTCCTTTAAAATTTTTTTCTCCAAGCACTCCATTGCCATTGCATAAAGCTGAATCTTGCTGTAATGCTTTGAAGGATGGGCTTTAATAATCCTTTTGGCAATTTCATCCGTGCTTACATCCACCTTGGCCGAAACCAGTCTTGCCATATTGAAATCCTTTCTTGATTGCTCTGACAGTATTCAATATAACTACACAAAAGAATATTTCAAGTGTATTTTAAAACTTTTTTGTAGATTTTGTTTGTACTCGGTGTATTCTAAATGTAGAAACAAAATCTATAAGGATATGGGACTATGCCAAAAATAGATGAGCCAATAAAAAATGCTTTGCGTCAAGCAATCGAGGCCGCCGGAAGTCAAAAGGATTTTGAACGAAAAACCGGTATTGCTCAACAAAACTTATCGCGATATTTGAGTGGTGCTATTCCGACAATGACAGAACGTACATGGAAAGATATTTATCCTTATTTGAAAGTATATTTGCCTGAATCACATTGCAGTAACATCTCCGGGGGGAGCAATAGATTCGGAAATGGCAGCATGTTTTTTAATCAGACTGGTAAGGTGATTCAATATACAGGGAAAAGTGCAGAAGAGATTGAGCGTCACGCAAGGGAGTCGGTTATTGATGAAATTATGGCTATGGATGATGAAATTGATCCCAAAGTCATTTTACAGATTTGCAAGAGATTGAAGAAAAATCAGCTTGAGGAGTAGGAAAAGAAGAGGACCAACTAAAAGGGTCTTGAAATGTTCACAATCGGCTTTGATCGTACTGGTACTGTTCATGTTCACCAGGAACAATTGAGAGGTACAGGCGGGCCAAAGCGCAGCAGAAACAGAAATCAAAAAAAGATTTGGTATTGGATCGGTCATGGCGTGGCCTTACTGCTGATGTTTGGAGTTGGCTATATGATCGGTTTGAAAAACGGTGAGATTCATGTGGATGGTAAGGATATCAGTGTCAGCAAGAGCGGTATCATCCATAATTCGGGTTGCATCTATTTCAAAGAGAATTGCGCGCAAAATTGCCAATTTTGTGGTGGCTTGAAAACCAAGTAATTTTTTGATGACTGTTTGGATTAGGCGGGAAATCGGTTATAAGCGTTTCGTCCAGACGAAACTTTCATGTTTTTGTAACCTCCAGAGGAAACTAAAGGGCAGATATGAAGATTATTGACGATACTGTTTTCGCGGCCTTACAGCGTTTCTATCATGCCTGCGGATCACAAAGGGTGATGGGGGCTGCATTGGGGCTGTCGCGCGCCCAGGTGTCACGCGTATTGCGTCGTAAGACCGCCTCGTTTGAAGATGAGACATGGAAACGCATTCGGCCTATGGTTGAGCCTCATGTACAGATGGGAGAAGATTGCCTTCCTTGTTCTTCGTGCCCCAAACACGGAAGCTGCTTGCTGGAGGAAACCATGGAGAGTATTTTCAGTATTCCGGCAGAGTGCCGCGAGGAATGGTTCAGAGAATTGCACGATTTTGTGATGAAGAATCGGGAAAAGTATTTGAGCAATAGGAGTAGGAAATGAAAATAGAGTGTCCGAAATGCCAGACCGGATATGAAGTGTCCGACGATCTGGCCGGGTGCCGGGTCGAGTGTTTCGAGTGTCATTGCAAGTTCTATGCTTATCCCGACTACCTGCTTGATGAGAACCGCCCCCGGACACAGAAAGTTCCGGCAATCCACTGGGAACAGGGCGTCCTGCTGAACGGCGAAGCAATCGGAGGTACGGAGCCGCCGACTGTCGCCGCTCCCGCCTACAAACCGGAAGCGTCGCCTGCCGTACCGATGGAACGGCAGTTCGAGGAAGCTTTCACCCGGACCATGAATGATACCGGTACCTTTGCTGTGACGGAACCCGGTTTGACGGAGAAAAAAGACAAACCGCAGTCCGTAGGGAAACCGCTCGGCGCTCCGGGAGCGCCTTCAAAGGTGGAGATGGAAAGTCAAATTCAATCAGGAAAAGTGAGATATTCCTGGTGGATGATCGTTTTCATCGGCATTCACATTCTTCAGGGACTTGGATGGATCATCTCCTGTTTCGCTCTGCTGGAGCCGGAAACCCTGAAAACGATTCCAGCCTCCAAGCAATCCCTGGTAATCACTGCCCTTTTCATCTGCGCTGCCGCGTTGTTCTCAAACGGTTATCTCATTTATGCCTTTCTGGCGAAATCGCGGTGGTTCCGATATGTGTTGACGGGATATTTTGTCATCATCTTTTTATCCGCCGCAACTGGAGTAACCAAAGGAACAACATTGGGGATCATGTCGATGTGGCTGATTTGTTTCTGGCGTTCCAAGCGCGCCAAAGAGATATTTGTGCAATAATTTCCCGCATTGCGGACAGAAACATACTGACAGAATGATAAGATAAAATGGCCCTACGAAAGATCCACAACACTTACTACGTGTATTATCGCGACGTTGACGGCAAGCTGAAAACCCGGTCGTTGAAAACGACCGACGCCACGCTTGCCCGGCGGCTGCATGACGATTACATTCTCCAGTTGCAGGCCAAGAAAGGCCGTGCGGTGATCATGCGGGATTTCCCGGAGCTGAAACCGCCGCCGGAGCTGCCTAAACCCGCCACCGGAGAACACCAGCGAGGCGGCATCAAGATTGCCGACATGTGGGAATGTGCAGTGAAGAAAAGGGCATTGAGTATCAATCATAAAAAGATTTGGGATGTATTTGTGCAGAGAATTGGAGTAAAATATGCAGACCAGATCACTCCTGCGATTGCTTTGCAATATCTGGAAGACAATTACAATTCCGGCAATGGTAAGACATACAACAATGTGAAATCGTCGCTTAATACAATTTATCGTTGCTGCCTGGTTGAGGCTAATTTATCGGCGTCGCCGTTTCAAGCTATCATCAACAAGCGTGTGACGGAGGTTGAGACGCATAGAAATTTGACTCTAGACGAATTTCAGCGTTTGATGGATGTTATTCCGGTGCATATGCAGATCGTCGCGATGCTTTCGCGCTGGACAACCCAGCGATTAGAAACATGTACAAGAATTACTCCTGAAATGTTGGATTTTGGTAAAAAAGTTTTTATTGTTGATCCGGGAAAAACTCGCCGTTTTGGTAAATGGGTATGTTGTCCGATTATGCCGGAATTGGAGAAATTCTTGTTGCCATTGCTGCCGAAATGCAAGCCAAACATTCCGATTGTAAAGAATTTTTCAGAATGGAAAAATACGCGATATACAAACGTATTTACCAAATATATGCGGGAGCTTAAGATAAATGACAATTCATCCGGGAAAGCATCATTTCACTCAATACGTGGAACTGCCATTACATGGTTTAAGGAACATGGTGTAAAAGGGGAGGAATTGCGATCGATAACTGGTCATGCTTCTGCGGATGTTGAGGATATTTATGCGCGTGATATTGCCAGTATCAGTAAAATTGCACAGAGTTTTTCTTGTATGTAATATTGTATGTAATGTATATGTAATGCGCTCACTTTTACGGGTTCGACTCCCGCCACCTCCACCATTTTTGAGGTTAAAAAGCTCAAAAGGTACCACAAAGTACCGTTTTGAGCTTTCTTTTTGTCAAAACACGTCTATATTGGCTATATCCGGCTAATCCAAAAGAAGGATAGGAATATGGCTGTTGCGAAAATCAAACTCGATATCGGAACCGTCTACCGGAAAGAGGAAGGCGGCGTCTACCACTTCCATTATCAGCTCAACGGAGCACGTAAGGCGATCAGCCTCAAAACCCGGAACCGGAAAGAAGCTCTGAAAGAGGTCACAAGCAAATTCCGTTGCTGAAAGCTACCTCCACTGAGATCATTGCCGCTCATGTGCAGCACGCCCGCGGCCTTATTACTCCGGAAAAGAATCTGCCGCTTTCCGAAGCATGGTATCGTCGGACAAGTGTCCAAACAGTTTTCTGTAAGAGAAAGCAGCATCCCAATTGTACCATTGAGGATATCCGCGCCCAGCACCGCGCGACTTTTCCGTTTTACAAACCGGAGCGTCAAAAACATGGCGGAAACCACGCGGAACCGGCTTGTCAAAGAATTGGATTTTCCCCCATGCCCGGACTTTGGAAATGTCTTCCCTCTGAATGGAAGTATCTCCCAGCCAGTCAAGGAACACCACACCAATACTCTCCGGATACGGAGTCTCGCCCAGTTCCTTTACGACTTGAAATGCGATATATTTCCGCAAATAATGCGAATATCGGCAGAAGACCTTTCCGGTTTTCTTTCCGCCGAACCACGATTTCATTTTCTCAAGCAAGGTCATGGCTTGCTCCCGTTAAAGATTTGGAAAAAGAGCCCAATCCCAAGAATGACAATAAAGCCGAGAATGCCCATCCAGCGAACGACAAACGAGGCCTTCGTCGGGAAGTTCTGTCCATCTATCTTTTCTCTCAAATGTGGTTCAATGACAATGCACAACAGCCACCAGATAGCACCTCCGCCGAAAATCCACCAGAGCCATTGTCTATTTTGTTTGTAACCGCGCTGAAGCATTGCTTGAATCCGCTCATGAAGGACACGACCATTCTTGCGGACATATTCTATTTCTTCCCGTCGCTTCTTGTATTCCTTGGAAGCGGAATCCCAAGCGGATAAATTCCAATACTGAATACGTCCTTCCGGTTGAATTGCATCGAAGTTATCGGGGAGTTTATTCCAGTCGCAAAGCAGAATCAAAATGCGTTTGTCACGGCAACCGGTCGGATACTGTCGCCATTTCAATTCCAACGCGTCACGTTCTTCCGCTTGCTGTAAGATCAGAAAACGCAGGAGTTGTTCGTCAAGATAAGCAATGTCTTTTTCGGCATTGGCCTTTATGGAAGCGGACTGTCCGAATCGAATGAAGGTTTTTGACGGCAACTTTTCCAATCTGGAAACCGCGATTTCTGCCGTCTTGAGAATTTCCGGCAACGAAGCTTGTGGATCGATGCAGAGTTCCGGTTCTTGAGCCATGGTTGCGACAGGAAACAGGCACACAAAACACAGCAGCCCCATTCTCGCCGCCGCCAAAGCGTCCGCCAAGTTCTTTTTGTATTTCGTCACCCAAGTATACGCTTCTGCGCCCATGGTTAAGTCTCCTTTCAGGTTTTTCTTTTATCGAACCACGATTTTATTTTCTCAAGGGTTCCCATGGATTATTTCTCCTGCTATTTTTTTCGCATTGCCAGCTCGTCGTTGAGAATCTTTGCATGCAGCGGAGTTTTCAGCAGAACGAATTCCAAATCGTGGTCGTATTTTTCAAAAACAGCAGCCGTTTTGCGATAAAATTCGGTGCGCAAATGTTGAAGTTCATCCGCTAAAACCGATGTTTCATATTTTTTTGTAAATTTTTTACAAAAAAGCAGATCGGCGGCACGTTCATCTGACGAGATCGAAGGAACCGAAGCCGATACCGCCGGTTTTCCCGCGATGAATGGAATCTCCCCATGCAACATCAGAATATCCGCATCGTCATCATATTGCGACAGCTTTGCAAGAAGCGCTATCAGTTCGTCACGGTTGAACAGTGGATTAACCTTCTTTTTGAGAACTAAAATAGTTTCATTGCCAAGTTGGATTTCCTTGCGGGCAGATACGTCCGATACCTCTTCATGGATGGATTTATATCCGGTTACGGGATCTTGTTCAAGAGTATGAATACTCATATCGCAAGCACATATGTGTCCTGTAAATATAGCAGAATACAGAACTTCCCTCAATGGAGGTGCAGCAAGTGAAAACGGCACACTCAGTCCGCGGCCCCCCAGACTGTGCTCATCATCTTTATATGTTACTGAATAACGGAAAAAACCTTTCTCGGTCAGTTCCTGCATTTTTAAAAGCCCACTCTTCAACCTTGCGCACTTCACGATCATCGGTTTTTCCGAATAACTCAACACATATTGAAGGATCTCCTGGTCCATGCTCCCACCCAAATCCCATATGCTCAATGAAGTCTTCACAAACACAGGAAAATCGTCATTGGCAGCATGCACAGGCTTGACCCACAATCCCCATACGGTCTTGGAGTTTTCGTGTTTGTTTTTCGGCTTCTTTTTGCCCTTGACATCCTCAAACGAACCGCTTCCGGCGGATGGAGCGTCGATGGTCCAACCGGCGAAGCAGATCA